ATAGTGTAGAGCCTTTTTCTTGAATAATAGAAAAATTCTTATTTGCTTCACTTTCAATATTGGCTTCTTTTGCTAAGCTAAATTTAAATGAATTAAGGTATGATTTAAACGAAACGATTCTTTCCAAAGGAGCAGATCCGATCACTATTTCTTCAAATAATTCTTTCGAATAATCGTGAGTTTGATTAAAGTCAAACCCATTGGTTTGAACTTCTGACAATTGTATTCTATCGTGTACCCTAGGGTATCTTCTTCCTATCATCCGCTATTACCTACTTTTTCTGCTATACGTGCATCAATGATGCCTGTTAGTTTTTCGTCCATAAAGACAACTTCAATATTGATCTCAGGTAGCTTTATCTCTGGCATGTTGACATCTACTTGAAGCTTTCCTTCACTCATTTGTTTGAGTATGCCTTCCGACCCCATCACCATAGATGTTGCGCCACCTTCAGATCTAACGGCAATAAAACCGTCAAAGTCTAAAGCAGCAAACTCTTTTATGACAGATACAAAACTTGTCATTCCAGTAACAATTTCTGCAATAGTGTCTTTGATTGATATAAAGCTTTCTGCGAAAGATAATAACATACTTACAGGGCTCAATAAGAACGCGGCCATTGTTTTAGCAGCACCACCAGCAGCCCCAAGAGCGCCTGCAAAGTAGTTTGGAAGCTCATATAGCATATCGGAGCCTGGCTTGTGGAAAATGTCCCACAAGAAACCTAAGGCCTTTACAGGCCACTGCAACATGTCTCCAAAAAACTTAGCAGCATTTCCAGCCATCTCAAATCCTGCCGCTACAACTCCGGGCATCATCCAAAGCACTGGTGATCCAGCGAGGTGCAAAATGTCAAAAAAGTCTACAAATGCATCATTTACGTAGTTCAGTGCATCTGCAAAGGGTTTTGTGACTTTCCCTACCGCGTCATATGCCATCCCAAGAACCTTTAGTACACTAATGAGGTTTGCAATAATCATTGATAATACTCGTATTATACCTCCGAAAGCTATAGTTGCTAAGCCTGATTGTCCATAAGATTTCGACACTGAAACAATTGTATCTGCTAAACTTTTGACCAGTAAGGATAGTGTTTCTATGGCTGGTCCCATAGAGTATAGTATGGTTCGCCAAGCATTCGAAATCGCATCTTTCAACGTTACAAAGGATTCTGCCATATTTGCTAATTCTTTTTGAGGATTCGCTACGTCATTCGCTGTGCCATTGATGTATTTTCTATATTCTGATTGTTCCATGTTCAATAATCTTTGCGCTTCTGCTACATCCTTAAGACCCATTGCTTCTGCAATGTGTCTTTTTGTAAATTTATCCAAAGAATCAAAGTTGGATCCAACGGAGAGACTGACTTGTTCTTTGATCATTGTAATTCTTTCGCTATCTGTGGCATTTAATAGCTCTAGAGACGAGAGTTGGGTTCCTAGGACAGCGTTTAGCTGTGCAGCTGATTCTGCTGCCTTGTCAAAGGAATCATATTGCTGAGAAATGTTCAACAAAGTATTCATTTCAAGCCCTGTTGATTTTATTTGAGCTTCTAGTTCCTTAAACACTTTAATGTTGTCATTTCCATACATAGCAAGTCTACCAGATGCACCAGAAAAATCGGATACCATTTTTTTAGAAGTTACTCCCATTTCTTTTCCTAGAAGGGCTAAATTGGCTGTCATGTCAGCTGATGCCTGCTCGGACATTCCCATCGCACGAGAGAAGTGATCCATTAACTTGACCGATTCAGACGATGATACGCCCAACTTTGACAAAAGCGAAACAGTAGTCATCAAACTCGAGTTCACTGCTGCATTTTTTTGATCATATTTACTAAAACCATTGGCTAGTGAAATCGCCGCGTCTTGTAGTTCTTTCATTCCAACTCCAGCAGCGACTGTTGCCATTTGTGCATCAACGATTTGTTCGTGGAACTCATTTGCAAACCCAGTTGCTTTACCGATTGCTTTTGAAGTGGTGTCGACCTCATCTGCTAATTTAAACATAGCTTTCATCAATCTATAAATAACGTAGACAACGGCTGCAATCGCCAGGACAACTCCCAGGATCACCGCGGCACCAAGTATTGCACCACCTCCGAAAAAACCTCCAACCGTAGTGGCTAGAGACCCAAGGCCTCCCACTAGAGAAGTAATTAATCTACCAACACCAGGAATTTTCTGTGCAACTTTATAAAATTTTTGCATTTTTTCAATTGTCTGAGGCATATTTTTGCCCAAATCAACTACCTTCTTAAAGGCTTTAAAGTACTTCCCTATACCAGGAAGGTCTCCTAGGAAATCAACCTTGCTCATAGCTTCGCCAAGCTTCTCAAAGGTTCCAACATTGATCGAACCACCCATGGCTTTTGATTTCTCAGACATGTTACCAAAAACTCCACCTAATCGTCCTCCAACTTGAGAAACGCCGGCCATTTCATCGCCGAGGCTGTTGAAGAAGCTCTTAAGTGCATTCATTGATTCTGATGTGTCTTCGATTGATTTTCGTTGCTTTTCAAAGCTTTGCTCTGAATCTATTCCATATTTTTCATTTAATTTTAGAAGATTTTCAATCGCCGTTTCAACTTCTTTGAGCTTATCTATCTGTTTGTCGTATCCGCGTCGTTCCTTCTTTAGGGCATTAATTTTATCTTCTTTTTGTTTCTTGCTGCCTTTGCTTTTTTCAATTTTTTCTATTTTTCTTGTTAAAGCCTGAGATTTCGTTTCTAGAGCGTCTTGATTTTTTGCATTTTCAACTCTCTGGTTTGCTAGATCTTGCTCGGCAACACCTAAGTCGGATAAAACCTTTTGCATCTCCTTCTGTGTCTTAAGGGTCTTTTGAAGTAATTCTAAATTTTCAGCTAATTTTGCTTTGTTTGCGCCGATTTTTGGATCTTCAGCTGATCCACCGTTGGTTCCTTCATCGTTTGCCATTTTATTGCCCTCATTTTATAACATAATTAGTTTTCAAACAAAAATGCTCAGCAATTGCTGAGCATTGTTAGAATTCTACTTCTTTGATTGTTTTGCTTGGTCTTCGTATTCCTTGATGGTTCTTTTGAGCCACCAATCTCGAAGTCCGATAGGCAGATTATACAATTCAAACAACGACCAACCTCCATAATGTTTTAGTATGAAGAACGATTCATATATTTGCTCCATATACTCAGGAGTCAGGCCAAAAAAAGTCAGTCCCGAATGGAACTGTCATGACCTCCTCGTGGTCACAATGACGACACGTAAAGGATTGCTCTAGGACTACATCCGGCGATATTGATTTAAAAGCATCTCTTAACATTTTAGATTCCTTTGCAATCATGTTGTCGACTACATAATTCAGAGTAGATTGGTCTTCGTAGCCATTGAATGACACTACAAATCTCTTCATTTGTTGAGTAACCATTTCTTCTTCTGATTTTTTAGACTTGTCTTTAGCAGTAATTTGGATCTCATCCATCACAATCATTGGTCTAATTCTTGCTGTGATTTTTGACACTGGTAGATTTAACATAAATGTTCCATCTTCATTGTCAGTCATGTTTAATTTTTCTAAATCATCTCCATGAAATGTTTCATGGTCAGATAGATCAAAAGTAAACTTTGAAACTGTTTCGCAGTTCGGACACTTCACTTTTGTTTTATAATCTTCGCCATATGCAGATGCTCTTGCATAGATTAAGATTGCATTTCTGTCACCAATCAATAGCGATCTAGAATCAACTGAGTTGTCCTTGATTACATTTGAAATCAGACGGTCAATGGCCAATCCTTTTTTCAAAAGAGACCTGTTTGTCAAGATGTCTTCATCTTTGGCTGTCATATATTTAATCTCAATTGAATCTTTTCCGGAAAGTGGATGTCCCTCTGGGTATCTTCCTTTCGATGGTAGGCTCACAAATTGCGTTGGCGTTACAAAATCCATAGGATTTGCCATTTGTGGCGCGTCTTCGGTTGAAGCTGGTGTATGTCCCTTCAGCAACCTGTCTTCATTATTTCTTCTCATTTAAACCTCTTGTTTTAATTAGTTTGATTTGGTACGGGCGTATTCGCTACGATTTTATTATCGTTGAACATTTGAGCCCAATCGTATGTTATATCCATTTGGTATTCAACTAGTGCATCATCTCCATACGACAAGTCTCCCCACGACATTTTAGTTATGATGGGGTTAAATAGATGCCAAGTTTCTGAACTTTGAAGGCGGTTATTTAACATACCCTCTGGTTTCAGTTGGTGAATACGTATAACGTCTCCTTCAAACGCATTAGCAGTCATTCCGTTTTTTGATGGAGAATATTGACCGCTGGTAGATGCATTTATTTCTATGTTCGGAGGAGTATATCCGGAACGTGTCAGTGTATCCCAGAATATTGTACTTGTCATTCTGTCGTCACTAAACGCAAACGTTCCTCCATCTACAAAAGTAAGACTGATTGGTTCCCACTTTGCTATTCCTGGATAAGAATAATGATGGTTGATCATTCTGTAAGTCTTGGGCTCAATGCTCACCGTTGGCTTAGTGCAAGATGATATGGCGAGAAGTCTTCCCTTTCCGCCGAATTCAACAATAAATCTTGATTTCATCTTAGGATGAAACCCTCCTGCTTTACCGCCGAGGTCTGTTCCCCACCATGTCATCTCTACTCCAACTTTTTACTACTATTTTTTTGGATCATATCCAAAGTTTCCTTCTCCACCACCTTCGGTGATGGCTTCTCCAAGCCCGTAAAATTTAGCCCAGTCGTAAGTAATTCCCAAGGTAATCTCAGATAGACCCTCGTCTTCATAAGAAAGGTCTCCACCAAACTCAACTTTGTTAATGAATGGGTTGTGTAGTACCCAAGTCTCAATTGCGGCGCCTTCAGCGTCAAGTTGTTGAATTGTAAAAGATTCTATAGCATCAACAGAAGTGTTTTTGCTAATGGTCCTCAATTCGTCACTCGACGTCGGAAATCTATATCCAGCATTCTGAATCATGGTCAATGTCTTTCTGGCAACATCAGGGCTAGCTGGGTCAACCAAAGTTAAATTGATGTCGTCCCAAGTAACTGATCCCGGGAACTTAAATTTATGTCCCAAGTAGTTGTGAGTTGTGTCAGCACTGATTGAAAATGATGGCTTGGTTACACTTTTTGCATACCAAATGATACCACCTTCTTGTAGCCCTCCAATGGTCACTCTCCATCTAAATTTTCTTTTTGGATCTTTGGCATCTGTAGATCCAAGATCTGTTCCCCAAAAGCTCATAATATTATCTCCTATTATTTTAAATTAATTAGTCCGTTATACGAAATCTGCACCTGTATTTGTTACAACAAAATCTACAACGATATACTCAATAGCGCGAGCTGGCTTGATATAGATCTTTGCATACATGATGTTTCTATCTACCAAGTCTGCTGTTGTTGTTGTTTCGTCCAAGATGATTCGGTAGTCGGACAAACCAAATTTTGCTTTCGTATCTGACATAACAGGATTGACTTCAGACAAAAATCTTGCCCAAGTTGAATCAACATTCTGATCAAAAAGAAGATTTCTGGCAACCTCTGAAACTCTCGCTTTGAGAAACAAGACCAATCGTCGCACATTGATGCGATCCAAAGCAGAATCTCCAGCTTGAAGAGTTTTTTGCCCAAAGATCACAACGCCTTCTGCAGGGAAAGTCGCGATTGGATTGATGTTTACTTCATATAAGTCATCTCTCTCTCTGGAATCAAGTCTTTGTCTTGCTTGCAATACTTTAGGACCTCTAGAGCCTCCAAGAGAGCCTAATCCGCCACGGTTAAACCCAGCAGGGGCAAACCATAGCTCGGATTGCGCTTGTGACCTTCCGATGGCTCCTAGGGCTGCTACCGAAGGTGGTGCCCAAAGAAGCTGTGAGCCATTCAAATTATCTGAAAGCTGTACCCAAGGATAAAATGCACACGCAAAAGAAGAATTTAAGTTTCTATCTTTCAAAGTATCTACAGCAGTTTTGACACTTCCCAAAGAATCAGAGTTTGTTGCATCTTTCAATCTTTCAGCTGATGGAGTATAGTCTCCTTCGAGATCGATAATTGCTAGCACATCTTGTCTCTGCTCGGCAACGTCAATAATTCTGTTTGTGACAACTGGTTTTGTAAAACCTGGTACCAACAACATGTTTGCTGGCACTACTTCTGGATCTAAAATAGAGTCCAAAGCCTTATTGATGGTGTAGTGAAGATGATCATTCTTATCATTTCTAGCTTCGCTTAGTGCACGGAAAGGTTCTTTTTCTGTTACATCAAATCCATCGAAACCGCCGTTGAGAGGCATCAAGAATTGACGACATCCAAGATTTAAGAGTTCTCCGAAAGAACCTGATTCTGAAGTGAAACTACTATCAGCTGTTGCTGTACCGGTAGTATAAGAACCTGATGAATAAGTCACAGTATTTGACCCTGTAAGGACTACCAAATCATCCAATGTAAACACGAAAGAGTTTTCGAAATCACCAGTGGCTTCATCCCGCACATCTCCAACGGCTGTAGGAAGAACTCTTACATAGTCGATATAGTCGGGGTCTACTTGATTTGATGTAGAACTAATTTTTGGTCGGATACCGTAGTAAGCACGATATGGATTTGTTGCTCCACCTTCTGTTCCATTTAGTCTCAATGGAATGGATGGAAAGGTAACAGAGGCTGTGTAGTCTGTTGGTCCGAATACGAGCATATTTTCGTCTGCAGTAGCAGGAACAGATCCAGAACCTTGGACAAAAGCTCCATCAAAATCATCTACTATGCTTCCATGTTCTTTAGCAGAGAGACTACCAGAAACTAGATTAAAACCTTTTGGCCGAACGGGGCCGATGAAACCAGCTGGGGAGTGTCCTTGAGCAGCACCATCTGTTACGAATTGCTTGACTTCAATATACACTAGGTCTGATTTGTTTTGGAAGTCTCCAAGGGTTCTGTATCGACGATCAGTGTCGCTCCATTCCATGTATTGGTCACCAATTCTCTTTGCTACATAGTCGTTAGATGATGGGTTTAAGTTACAACCTACATATTTTTCCACAGTCTGACCAGATAAAGTCTTGACAGCAACTGTGAAAGTTCCGTATGGATTTACAGTTGGATTTGAAGGTTCAGAAATTTGCTCAATTGCAATCATGTATTCTTTTTCAATTTCATTTCCAACATGTAGAGATTTAAACTTGAAGAGTTTTTCTTGGCCCTTCTCTTGTTGAGAGATAACCCAGCCTGTTTTTGACTCTCTAGATCCTTCTCTGTGGTCTCCCCAGTTTACTTGGTTTGCACCAGCAGACCCAGATGCCAAAGGAAGAAGAACTGCGTACGAATCACTTGCGCTAGATGAAAGATTAAGAGCGTCGATTTCACGATTAAAAGTTTCACCCAACCAGTAAGTCTTCAGTTGCGTTTCTGTAACTGTGTCGTCGTTAACCAATTGAGGGTTGGTGTTGAATACCGATCTGATATATTTTGAAGAATTTCTATTGAAATTAAAGGTCAATGAGTTTCCTACTTTATTATCACTTGAGTCATAAACACTCAACTTAAACTCATTATTGGCCAAGGATTGCATGAAAGTTCCTGCTTCTTCAGAAGCAACTCCTGCATGGTTTGTACCTGTGAGTGCCAAATATCCACTATCACAATAAAAAACCGCACCTAATGCACCAGTCAAATCTTGATTTGTTGAACTCGAATTAAACAAGAACAAGCCGTAAGCAGTGGAATTATTTGCATAGCCAGAATCTGCATTGCCTGAAAGTTCCCAACCAGCTTTTCCAGTGAGAGTGGCATTTCCGTGTTGCTCTCCTGAGAGGCGTACGATTGTTATCGGCGATTCTTCAGATGCAAGCCAAGCTTGTGCTGCATAAGATGCATATGTTGGACCAGCGGTGTTACCCTCACGCCACATATCTCCCTGAATACCACTACCACCAGCTACAGGTAGTCCAAAAACTGAGACGAAGTCGTCCAAGCCGCGAATTTTTACTGGCTTGTTTGCCGGTCCTTTTCTTGTGCGACCAATGATAATTGGTCCCTCTGTATCCACTTGGGCTGGGATAAAGCTCTGATCAATCTCGCGGACTTCAATTCCGGGTGAAAGAAAATCAAATTTTTTAGCCATCGACTGCTCTCCTTAAATTATAAAAATCATTTTCCTATTAAATAGTAAAGATTAAACCCAAAGCACCTTTAAAATCCTCTAAAACTGTCATCATCGTTTTCCCATGGCTTTTCGTCGCCTACAATTGTTCTTTCTCTCACTAGCTTTACTTCGACAATTGTCTCTCTGGTTACGTTGGATGGTACTTCTTCATTGACACCTTCCCCGGTGATGAAACCTAAGACTTTAAAAGTTATAGTAGTCTCATACGATCTCTCATCTTCACCAAGGTTGGAAGAGTTGTTTGTTTGTGAAAAGTCTTGGTCAATAAACACTTCATATCTGTGACCATCGTGCTGAGCGATTAGTGAATTTATATTCCCAGTCCTAGCAATAAATGGAGATATTAGATCATTCATTTGTTGTTGATACTCTGTTCTAATTTTAATGGAATAAGAAATTGTAATCCACACTGGTATTGGTGCATACACTTCTTCGTATACAATTTTCGTATTGTTAGTGGGGTAGTTTTCTTGACCTACCTTATCTGAACTCTCTGTCGAAGCAAATTTTCTGGTTGTCTTTTGGGAGATCTTTCTAGAGACAAGTCTCTGGTTCTTTTTGTATCCTCTCGGTCCATTGACATCTGGAAACACATTTGCCTGATATCCTCCTTTGAACGATGGGTCTTTGGCTACTGATGTCCTCTCTATAGACATCAGAGGGAGCTTGAGTTTCCCAACAGAATCACGTATCTCTTTGTTTTTAGAATTAAACGATCTCTCCGGGGACATCCATAGCACAGGGACTTTCTTAAATCCACCATTCGTCTTAGTGTGAAGATCAAATCCATCATTAACTAAATTAAATATCGCCGTATCAACAGTTTCCATTGTTGAATGTTTATATGTGTCTGCATTATTCGCCATTGAAAACTCCATCTCTAGCTCTTATACACTCAGCGGTTACTTCAAATCTTGTATCAATCTGACCGTATAACGCTTTAGGTTCATTTATTTTTACTATCTCGTAGTAAATATCTCCATACTTCACGAAGTCACCTTCACGAACATAAAGATCTTGGTCCTCCGTCAATCTTCTCTTATGAAAATTAATTTTCAAACCAGTGGTCTTGTCGATACCTATCCCCTCTAGGAAGGTAGTTTCAACGCCCAAATATTCTACCAAAGCATACACTCTTACTGGATGTAAGAAGTTCTTTTCCATGGCTTCACCGTATAGTGGGTGAAAATTTGTCGTCTCCATATCAATTGGAAAGTACAAAACCTGTTGCCCAACAACTCTTTCAATGATTTCATCGTTGACTTGTTTTACAAGATTCTTTTCTTTCTCTCCTACAAACATTGGAGACGGTGGTTGTGTCGGTCTTTCCCATTCTGACATAAAATTATCCTACAAAAATATACATTGGAACTTTTGAAACAATTGAATCCATATTGTCAATCATGCCCTTGTCTGTTTCTGCTAATTTAGAATATAACATTTCGTCAAGTTGCTTGTTCAACTCTTCTCTGAGAGATGTCTGTTCTGCTGCAGCTTGCGACAATAGATCTGAAGCATTGAGTGTCACGCTATCTCCAGGAATTGGAACAGCTCCTCCAAACTTGCCTCTGACTTGCCCCAGTGTTTCTTTGGATAGTGCAAGGGAAAATCTGCGAACCCACTGTTGGCCAACTGAGTTTATTTTTTCGAATGGTATGTTTTCCATAGGCATCGTATTCATGTTGTTAACACCGTCGATACCAGAATCATAAGATCCAGTGTCATAAGCTGAGTTCCCTGTTTCAACTGTAAATCTAAACCAAAAGTTTTCCGGAGAAACACTATCTGGTGCAGGGTATATCCTGAGATTGTTGTTGATTATTTCGTATGAGTAGTGTGATGTGCGGGTGTATAAGTGGTCTTCGTATGCTTGAGCTTGTGCTTTGTTTTGCCATGGAGGGATGACGTTAAAAGTTGAATCGTCAGCGTATTGTCCATAACTTTGCATGTCTCCAACAACATTTAGGCCACCATAGTATCCGTAGAACCTCCACATTTGCCTAGGAGTTACATAATAAACTTGTCTAATCTTGATCCTTTTATTTCCCATACCGTCCCATAAAGATCCCGCTTGGGAAGACGATACGATGTGTTGCAGGTCATAGTCTTGTTGATCAGTTATGCTTTCGAAAGAAGCTGAGTATAAAGTTTCCGTTCCACCCACTAAAGCCTCGGATGAAAATTTATCAGAATTTCGAAATGCATAATCAAATTCAAACTTTGGATATTTTAAAGCAATGTTTTCTCCATCAGTTAGGTCACCAGAGTGATCAAACGTACCTGTAGGGCCTCCTAAGGCACTCCCTAAGGCGTTTCTAGCTTGATGAAGGTTCAATATATAGGAATACTCCAAACATGCTTCCTCGTAGTGATTATAGACGTTCTTGGCGGTGATTTCAATATCTAAGATGTCTCCACCAAGTCTCTTGTATGTATATGCGACTTGAGCAACTGCCCCTGTTACAAACGCATCCGTATTATAAAATCCAATTGCAAGTGAATCGGTGACATCGCTAAGTACACCACTCTCTGGTAATACAATAGCTGATAGTGTAGATGTTGGTGTAAGATCTGGAAATGACATAAAAAACCCTCCGTCAAAGTAAATAGTTTAAATAAAAGGAAACCTCCGAATGCCGAAACATACGGAGGAAAGGAGGTCAAATGAAAAACAAATGTTTATTTTTTGCGAGACTTTCTACGAGCTTTCTTTTTACTTTTTACTTCCTGAACTGCTTCTTGAGTTTCTTCTACGATATCCTCAACAGTTTCCTTTAGTTCTTGAGCGGCCTCTTTGACCTCTTCAACTATTTCTTCTACTAACTCTGTTGCTTCTTCGACAAGTTCAGTCGCAGCAGTTTCTAAAGCGTTCTTTGCCGCTTCTACTCTTTTAGCGGTCTTGATCTCAATTCTTCTTCTTCTATTGATATGTGGCGCAGCCATAGTAAATCTCCTTTAAAAAAATCTTTCTCTCTAAATAGTGCCATAAAAACAAAAAACCCCAACTCCGAAGAGCTAGGGTCAAATTGTGATTATGAACTGATCTTAGAGATCGCGAACAATTACAATTCCGTACATATCTGGACGAACCATTTTCTTCGCATAGCGAGTCATAACTCCCTTACGAGGAACGAAGTCTTCAGGTCCAAAGATGGTTGGAGTTGTTTGCAATGGTACGTATGGAGCGTAAACATATCCACTTTCCAAGAAAGAAGAACCTTTACGACCAACCAAGATTGCATTACGTGGGAAGTAAGGATCAACGATAACGTCGAACTTACGGTTCAAAGAACCAACCTTTGTAGCACCGATGTCGCCTTTGTCAGCGTCAGCAGTAACGTTTGCACGGAAACCAGCAGTGAATTCCAAAACGTTTGCAACTTCAGGAGAAACAACACAGAAGTTAGCACCACCACGCAAAGTCTTACGATGGATTTGTGCAGAAACATCATTGATAGTTTCGATCAAAGTTTCATACCATTCAGAAACAGTACCAGTAAAGTCAGGAGCACTGCCGACACCAATTTCTTCACCAGTTGCACGGTTTACAAACAAACCAGGTGAACGTGACCAGTACAATCTACCAGCAGTTGCACCGTTAACCAAGTCAGCCAAGATTTCACGATCGATTTCAAGCGCGATTTGCTCTGACAAGATTGAAGTCAATTCAACTTCAGCGTCCAAGTTGTGGTAAGCATTCAAGTCTTGACCCAATTCTGGAGACCATTTTGCTTTCAACTTTTTAGTTTGTGCTGTGATCGCTGTAGAATCAACTTTGATGTCGATTTCAGGGATCGCAGTTTCGCGTTCTAATGGATACGTAAATCCACCGATTGCTCCAACAGCAGCACCGCCAGTGGTGAGAGAATCGATTTGTGGGTAAGAACCGGTAAGGTCAGTTACTGTAATACCACCTTCATCAACAACGGCAGATCCAGAAGTACCGATGAAATAAGCAAACAAATCTCCACCATCAATTTTAGTCAAACGACGCAATTGACGTGCGTCAGTAGATACACCTGTGAAAGCTGCGATTTGATCAGGTGTGAATTGAATAGCAGACAAGTTTTCACGATCCAAATCTGAATCAATCTCAGAAGAATCAATTTGAACTTCCAAAACGTTGTGCGTATGAGGATCTGCAGCAAGTTCCAACACATCAGCATCAAAACCAATTTTCTTCAAATTAGTCACTGACATCGACGAAGAAATTGCAATTGAAAGTGTGCTGATTTGTGCCGAAGCAACTTCTGTTGAACCAGTTGCAGAAGCATATGCGTAACCAGTCATACCGCCTCGACCAGGACCAGAAAGATCTTCCTTCAAAGAACCAACCAAGTTGACACCATCGATGATTTCAGAACCAACTTTGTCTGTACCATAGATAGAAGAACCAGTTAAGTTACCAGTACGAGCAGCATCTGCAGTCTCACCAGCAGCTTCATTACCAAAGGTGAAGTCCATGAAGAAAATCAATCCACTTGGAAGAGACATTGGTTGTACAGAAACCAAGTCGTTTGCGATAAGTCCGGCGAATACACGACGAACGATTGGGAAAGCAACAGCAGCGAAACCTTCGACTGCTCCACCTGCTCCCATTGTGTTAGATTCACGAAGCAATTCTTTTGCTTGATTTTCTAACAGACGAGCCATATTGGCTTTGTTGTTTTCATCAGACAAGCCTTCCAAAAGACCAGTTTGTGACCACTTGTTTAAAAGAGCAGCACCTTCTTGTTCCATATTACGGTTGACAATGCCCTCAGTTAGAGTTTCGATAATTGACATTTTAAAATCTCCTTAAATTATTTTTTTATGCCCGCAAGTTTCTGCATCTTTTCCATAAAGGAATTTTCAACAGTCTTGCTTTCGTTAATGTTTTGTCTCGAATTCAGCATAGAACTTAAGTTCGATCTTCGATTGACAGACTCGCTAAGTGATTGTGGACCTTTGCTATTAGGCGTTGATCCCACTGTAGCTTTGAGCGTCTCATGAAGTTGTTTAGCTTCTTTCGGAGACTCCGCATTTGCGATGGCTTCGACAATTTTTGATTTTTGTCGCTCATTCAGGGAGGCATCACCCAGAGTGCGGTTCTGGTATAAAAGTTTGGCGTTAGACAGTAGTGTCTGCTCAAGATATACTTCTACCTTGGATAGGACACTTTCCAATTCTTGGTTTTTTTGTGTCAGGTTTTCTACTGTCTCGTGTAAATCGTTAACTCGACCCATTAGCTCTTCGTCTACTTGGTCTTCTTCAGATGATTCTTCTTCATCCCCATAGGTCACTTCAGCGGCGTCGGAATTGAATTCTTCTCTAGATCTGTTGTGTCTCCATACTCCGCCTAACGCATCATTTGGTGCGTCGTAATCATATTCTATGGCTTCTTCTAAATCTTCTTTCTCATCTTTTGTCCCTTCTAAGATGTCTATGACTTCTTGAAGGTTTAAATCCTCTCCTGTATCTGAACCTAGATCCCCTAAGAGGTCATCTAAGCCATCTCCACCACCTTCGGTAGGTTCTTCCCCACCTAAGTCTCCAAGGTCGCCTGTGTCTTCTTCTGGAGCACCGTCTGCAGCTGCAGCTTCATCTTTTCCTAATTCGAATTCTCCCAAATCCAATTCAATCATTCCATTGTTATCTTCTGGTAGATCATCAACTAGTGCAGTGAAGTTTGTCATCATGTCATCATAACGAGAGTCCCAAGCCGGTGGTGGCTCAACTTGCTGAGCCTCTCCTGCTGGAGCTGGGGAAGCTGCTACTTCTTCTTCTTGTAGTAGTTCGTCCTCTGCTTCTTGGATAGTTTCGTTGGCCCTGTCTAGATTGGATGCTTCTTCCACCTCAAGCATTTGATCAACGGCCTCTTTGATTTGTCGAGAATACTTCTCGATAACAGATTGTTCTGCGTTTTTAATTGCCTGTTCTCTCAGCGCGGCAGCGTCGGCAATTGCCTGTTCTAGCATGTTGGACATTAAATCATCTCCCGAATTAGTTTTTCTAGAATAAATAGTGTAAGTATATTTTAAAGTCCGAAAAGAGGCTTCAAAAAGAAAATGCCTCAGTGCTTTCACACTGAGGCAAGATGGATTTCAAAGCTTAATTTAAATTAAGGAGTGTAGTTGTCAGCATCAGCTACAGACCAACCTCGTGTCCCGCCATTATACATAGCTAGGATTTGAGCGTCGGATAACGTAACGTCATCAACCCATTCCATAAAGTCAAATTGTCCATCACCCTTATAGCTTACAGAACCATTGTAGTTTTCAGCACCTATGTAGTGCTTAGTTCCATTAGCGATTCCAGCGTAAGCCCTGATTCTCTTGGTAGAAGAGTTTCCGGTTTTGGTATATACTTCTTCGCCGTCAATAAACAACTTTACAGTCATAGATTTAGAGCTGGTAGAAGTGTAAGCAATATCCGTTTCAACAGTAACTAAAGCATGATGCCACTCATTGAGAGTTAGCGGTGTTGCCAAAGTGACCCCATTTGCTCCACCAACTGGAGTTGAAATGTGAAGAAGCGAAGAACTAAACATTCTTAGTCCAAAGTCAACTTGCGATGGATAGTGTTGATCTGAGTAAAGCCCCATCTGAGATTGCTCTGGGTTAAACCACATTGAGAACACTGCCGTTGTTGCAGTTGTGCTTGGTGCGGTCATTCCAGACTTCTTGTAATAAGAAGGACTAGCAGCGTCTGTCGAAAGAACTCCATCAGTGACTGTTCCTCCTCCAAACATTGTAAAATCCTCTAAGAAGGACCCAGTGCCTGTTGGAGTGAACGGTGCATCATCATCGTACTTGCTTTCAATTTGCTCTGCTGTCAGCACTTCGTTTTCGATTTCGAAGTTTCTAATCTCTCCATCAAAGAAAGCATAGGGCTCCTGAGGAGTACGATTCCATGGGTTTGCTCCAATATAGAGACCCCAACCAGAAGCATATCCATTAGCACCGCCTGATCCACCAGAACTTACTTGAGAACCGTCAACATATAAAGTATAGCCAACAGATGCCTCCCAAGACAAGGCTAAGTGATGCCAAGCGCCATCATTTAAGCCACTTGGACCAGTAAGCTCACCAGAGCCACCAGCTGGATGTCTATATTTCAACTGTCCATTGTTGAGTCTTGCGAAGAAACCGTTTTGCCGTCCTGCACCACTAATGGATCTGACGTGAGAAGAATAGATTCTTCTATCACCAGTTGCAGTAGTCTTAAACCAAACAGATGTAGTCATCTTGTCTGTAAATCTGAAACCATCGTCGATAACGCCGTAGTCGCCTGTTCCGTCAAGAACAAGAGAACCGTTGCTCAAGTTAGCATCTCCGTAAAGAGTTGCGTCAGATTCAAGATAACTAACACCTCCACCTTCCTCTTCTCCACCTTCTGATGGAATGATGAATGGCTCATTAGCCAACAACCAAGCCAACGACCCATCGGACATAATTGTAAGCATTGCGCCATCACGAGAGCCATTATAGACAGGGATCTCTTCGATGTCGTAAAACTTTCTAGTTTGAGGCGTAGAACCTGTTCTAATTCCAAGTCCCACTTCGTTTTCAGAAGATAAAAATGAAACTCGAACAGTTTGTTCGGATCCTGTTTTAGATTCGAAATAATATTTCTGATGTCCAATGTCAGAAATATATGATGGTATTAAGCCATCAGTATCGTGCAATAGGTCCCAAGATGAGCCATTGAAGCCGTAGATTTTAATATCTACTTCGTGGAGACTGACTGATATTTTCAAATCAAAACCAGTCGGCGGTAGAAATCCATCCGCCGGTTGCGGAGGGACTAAATAAGCCGTCTCTCTCAAAAGTTTAGTTTTTTTCATGATATTCTCCTTATCTGGTTACCCAGGTTAAACTTCCTAATGCATCAACAGTTAATACCTTTCCTGCATCAGCAACGGTAAATGCGGGCATATCAGAGATATCTTCAAGCTTGTTGGCCTTCGAACCCTCTACGGTCGGCGATACAACATGATCTTCAACAAAGAAGTATCTCATTACTTCTTGCTCTCCAGACATAGATACAAAGTATACATCTTCGTATTGCGCTAAATCAACGGCATGCGTATCATACCCAGGATTATAACCACCATCGTGTGCTTCATCCGTGTTCAGAAAGCCATCCGATCTGAGTTCATCAATCAAAGACCATGCTCCGCTCTGTTTTCCGTAAATATCAACGTTAGCAAATCCAACGATGATTACAGATTGTGCTGTAGCATTTCCTTGCGCTAACATCCCGTCGGTTGAGGGAGTAGGCTGAGATAGTGCAGCGAGTGTTTTATTTAATTTCATAGACATTTTGTTTCCTCCAATGAATTTTAAGTGTCTTAAAAAAATGGCCCTGAAGATTTCTCCTCAAGGCCAAAGAGCAACGCTCAACGACGTCGAGTATTGCAAACTAGTTAGCTATTACACCATGTAATAAACACCAGCATTCTCCAAGAAAGCTACAGAAGACCCTGGGTGAAGAGTGATCTTACCGTCTGCTTCTCCATCAATAGTAAATCCAGCAGGTGCATGGAATTCCATTGGTTCAGAACTTGAAGCAGCAAGGTTCAAAGTCATTTTGAAGTTTGCACCCAATACCGGCAATGTTGCCATTGCAGAAGCACCAGAGTTAACAACGATGTGATGTGCGAAACCAGGAAGTAACATGATAGAAGCAGAAGCAACCGCATTAGGGGTGTACTTAACAGTAGTTTCACCATCATGCATATTAGTGATTTTGCTTTGCAATTGAGCCTCGACACCAGTAGCACGAGTAACTTCAGAATTCAAAGAAGTAGTCAATGCGTCATCACCAGCAATACGAGCAGTCTCTTCAGCAGAAACAGCAGCCACACGAGCGGTAGCCTCTGCTTGGTCACCAGCAACACGAGCAGCGATTTCATCAGAGATATCACTTTCGAGATCAGTCTTCATAGCAAGGTCAGCAGCAGCAAAAGCGTCAGATACAACTACATCAGCAGCAGCAAATTCAGCTTGTAACGCAGCTTTTTCAGAAGCCAACTCAGAACGGATCGCAGCACGGTCAGTAGTTGCAGCAGCATCTACACCGTCCAAAAGACCCATCTTGGTATTGTAAGCAGAAACATGACCAGCAAATGCAGTGTCGTTCTCTGTGTCAACAGAGTTGACCAAAGCTACGATTTCAGCAAATGAATCTTTGTCAGCATCAGCACCAGCCAAGATTGCATCAATACGTCCTTTTTCAACATCAATATTGCCTTGAAGGCCGACACGAGCTTGCTCAGCAGACAAGAAGTCAGCATTAGTTGCAGCAATTTCAGCATTCAAAGCTTGTCCCATTAAACCAATTTCAGCATCAGTGTAAGCTTTAGCGTCATCCAAAACTTGAACATCACCAGCAGCACGGTCAAGAAGTTCTTCAGCCAAGTTTCCAGCGATAACACCACGAGCAGCCAAAGCATCAGCGAAAGAACCAGAAGCAGAAGCTTCGTTAGCGTCAACGTCAGCTTGGATAGCATTACGAGCAGCCAAGTTGAAAGATGCAGCAGTAGCTTCAGCAGCAGTACGATCAGTGATCTCTTGATCGATCTTGCCATCCAACGAACCTTCAGCAGCAGTTGCACGTTGTTGTTCAGCAGACAAACCATTAGACAAAGCCAACTCAGCAGCTTCAGCACGTTGCTTTTCAGTAACAACTGCAGCAGCATTTACAGCTTCAGCACCTTCAGCACGAAGTTTTTCAGCGTCAACAGCGTCAGAAAGACCTTGCATAGAACCAGAAAACTCAACACCATCTTTAGAACCGCGAATAGCATGATCAGCACCTTCACGAGCAACTTCTTCATTGCCAATCAAAACAGCCAATTGACCCTCTACACCTTCAGCACGAAGCTTTTCAGTGTTGATTGCAGCAGCATTTACACCTTCAGCAGCTTGGGCACGAGAAACTTCAGAAGCAAGAGCAGCGTCAGCAACTACTTTCGCAGCAGCA